GACAATGATACTATTGTTGGTCAAACTACTGGAGCTGAATGGACTATAAATAATTTCAGCACAATAGCAAATGAAAACGATCCTATTGCTGACAATACATTCTTTGAGACTCAAGGGGATGATCTTATAGATTGGACTGAAGGTAATCCTTTTGGTGAGTTTGGAAACGATACTGACGGAGTATTCTAATGTTAGGTACACACTTTTATCACGAAATTGTTCGTAAAACTATTATTGGATTTGGTACATTATTCAATAATATTGAATTGAGACGTACCGACAGTTCTGGAAATATCATACAGACTGTTAAAGTACCATTGGCTTATGGGCCTAGAGAGAAGTTTCTTGCAAGATTAGATACAGAACCAAGACTAGAAAATAGAGCGGAAGTAGGAATTCAATTACCTAGGATTTCTTTTGAAATGAAAGGAATATCTTATGATTCTACACGTAAGATGAGTCCTATTAATATTTGTACTAAAGAGAAAAGTGCAGAAACTAAAGCAATATATAAACAATATGCACCAGTTCCGTATAATATAGATTTCGAATTAAATATTATTAGTAAAAATAATGATGAGTCTGTACAGGTATTAGAACAGATACTCCCATATTTTCAACCAGTTTTTAGTATTTCACTCAAATTAATCACAGCTACTGCTGAAACTAAGGATGTTCCAATAGTTTTACAGAATGTTAGTATAGATGATCAGTATGAAGGAGATTTTAGTACAAGAAGAGCATTAATCCATACTCTTAATTTTGTAGCAAAAACTTATCTATACGGACCAGTTACTACACAGGATGTTATTAAGACTGTTAATGTTGACATTGGTACAGCTATTAATACCGCATCACGTTATGTACAGTACAGTGCAACTCCTAAAGCATTGCAAGATTACACCGCTGATGGTACTGCTATAGCAACCAGTGCTGTTAATGTTGATAGTAATACAATTACATTGAATAATCATGGATTTGTTACTAGTGACTTTGTTACTTATAGAGCAGATGTTAATGGAACTCCATTTGGTGGATTGACAAATCTTGAAGAATACTATATTATCAAATTAAATGAAAATGCATTCCGAGTAGCAACAACTAAATATAATTCATCCGTAGGACGTGCTGTCGATATAACATCACAAGGTACTGGTGGTGATCATAAGTTCTCTATTATTAATACATTAGATGATGCATTAGTAGAACCAGATGATAACTTCGGATTTAATGAAACTTGGACTAATTTATGACCTTTGATAAACTAGATAAAACTTTTGATATAGATTCTGCTATTGAAGAAGTTCAAGAAACATCTACTGAAATTAAAAAACTTTCCGACAATAAAGATTTACAAAGTGATTATGAGTATTCTCGTGGTCAGTTGTATAATCTTGTAGAGAAGGGTCAGGAAGCAATTAATGGTATTCTTGATGTTGCACAGAGTTCAGACCATCCTAGAGCGTATGAGGTTGCAGGCAACTTGATTAAAAACGTTGCTGATATAACAGATAAATTGGTTGATCTTCAAGGTAAAATGAAGGTTATTAACCAAGAACATGTAAAAACTACAAATAATGTTACAAATGCTATGTTTGTAGGTAGTACTTCTGAACTACAGAAGATGCTTAAAGAGATGGGAAATCCTAAATAGTTAATACCTAAATCAACAACTTGCTGGCACTCTACAATTTGCAGGGAGGTTTAGGAGAAGCATTTTAAAACTTAAATGGATAAGATCCAAAACGAACTTAATGAAGTTCAAAAGAAACTTGACGATATTAGGAAAAAACAAGAAATGATGAATAAATTATATCAATTAGAAAGAGATAAAAAAGCTACGATGGGAGAACGTCCATCGACACATCTACACAATGAAATGATGTAATCTAAATAGTTTTATACTATTGTAATTAATTGTGGCTACTACTGATAGCATTTATCTTGGCAATCCTAATTTAAAGAAAGCCAATACACCAATGGAATTTACTCCTGTTCAGATTCAGGAGTTCGTTAAGTGTAAAGCTGATCCTGTTTATTTTTGTAAGAATTATATAAAAATAGTTTCTCTTGATGAAGGTCTAGTACCTTTTAATCTATATGATTTTCAAGAAGAGATGATTAATAGTTTTCATGATAATAGATTTAACATTGCTAAACTACCAAGACAGACTGGTAAGTCTACAACTGTAGTATCATATCTTTTACATTATATAATTTTTAATGATAATGTTAATATTGGTATTCTAGCAAACAAAGCATCTACTTCTAGAGAATTATTATCTAGATTACAATTGGCATATGAGAACTTGCCAAGATGGATGCAACATGGTATATTAGCATGGAATAAAGGTAATGTCGAACTTGAAAACGGATCAAAGATTTTGGCAGCTTCTACATCTTCAAGTGCTGTCCGAGGCATGTCGTTCAATATCATATTCCTCGACGAATTCGCTTTCGTTCCAAACCATGTTGCAGAGCAATTCTTTGCCTCTGTTTATCCTACTATTACGTCTGGCCAATCAACGAAAGTCATAATCATATCTACGCCAAATGGTATGAATATGTTCTATAAACTTTGGCATGATGCTGAACGGGGTAAAAATCAGTATGTTACGACTGAAGTTCATTGGTCTCAAGTTCCAGGCAGAGATGCTAAATGGAAAGCACAAACTATTGCTAACACTTCAGAAAGACAGTTCGTACAGGAATTTGAGTGTGAGTTTTTAGGATCTGTTGATACTCTAATCTCTGCATCTAAATTGAGGATGATGACTTATGATGACCCATTGACCATCAGCAAAGGTCTGAGTCTCTATGAGGATCCAATAAAGGATCATCAGTATGTCATGACAGTTGATGTTTCTAGAGGAGTTAGTAATGATTATTCAGCATTTATAATAGTAGATATAACAGAGATTCCTTATAAGGTTGTAGCTAAATATAAGAATAATAATATTAAACCATTAATATTTCCTAATGTAATACATGATGTAGCTAAAGCGTATAATCAAGCATATGTATTGATAGAGGTTAATGATATTGGTGGTCAAGTTGCTGACATAATGCAATTTGATTTAGAATATGAAAATATTCTTATGTGTGCAATGAGGGGTAGAGCAGGACAGATTGTTGGTCAAGGATTCTCACATAAGTCACAAATGGGTATAAAGATGACATCTACAGTTAAGAAGACTGGGTGTTCCAATCTAAAAGCATTAATAGAAGATGATAAGTTACTTATTAATGATTATGATATCATAGCAGAACTAACTACGTTTATTCAAAAGAAACAATCATTTGAAGCAGAAGAAGGGTGTAATGATGACCTTGCGATGTGCCTTGTAATATATGCATGGTTAGTTGTTCAACCATATTTTAAAGAACTTACATCTGATGATATCAGAAAAAGACTTTTTGAAGATCAAAGAGAAGCTATAGAAGAAGATATGGCGCCATTTGGTTTTGTATTAGATGGTCTTGATGAAGAAGTTGAAGTTGATGATAAAGGAGATGCATGGGCTAAAGTTGATGAATATGGCGATATGGCATTCATGTGGGATTATAAATGATGACACCAAAAGAGGATATTGAATTTATAGCTAATCTTATTGATAGAGGATTTAATTATGATAGAATTAATGATGAATACGTTCGTAAGTGGTCTACTGAAACTGGACCTCAAGAATCTATATTAGAAATTTATAAAAAGATATGGCATTCTGATAAGTGGAAACAATCTATGGTTGGTTATGGCGATAATATTTTTTATGAGGAGATGATCGAATGAATTTAGAAGAACAATATGAATTGGAACATTTATTACTTGAAGAACGAAAGTGTAGAACTTGTGGTGATATAAAAGATCTTATAGATGGGTTTTATTTAACTCGTAAAAATAGAAAAGGATTCCCTTCAGCATATGCATATGAATGTAAACTTTGTACTATAAGAAGGATTATGGATAAGAGAAAAAGAAATACTACCTTTTCAGATTGGTTATATCCAGACTGGTAAATTGTTCATGCACAGTTTCCCCGTTTGTAAACATGGTAAACAATAAATAGTTTTGAGAAAAAGATATCTTTTTCTCTAGAAAAGATCTCATAGAGGAAATAAAAACATGGCTTTAGCTTCGCCGGGAGTACAAGTAAAAGAGATTGATTTTACGGCTACTGTTCAAGTTGCAGATCAAAATATTGGTGTTATTGCTGTAGATGCTCAAAAGGGGCCTACTGATGTAGTAACATATCTTTCTAGTGAAAGAGAATTGGTAGATACATTTGGTAGTCCAAATGATTATAACTTTGAAGCATGGTTTGCAGCCGCAACAATCATTCAGTATGGTGGTATCGCAGCGGTTATAAGACCATCTGGAGCTACTGACCTAGGACTTCGTAACTCAAATATCAAGAGAGATGATTCTACAGATTCTGATCTTGTAATTAAAAATAGAGACGATTTTGATAATCGAACAACAAATACATTCGAATGGGCAGCAAGAACTGCTGGTGCTTTCAACAATGGTGTAACTGTTCATGTTGTTGACCACGGTGCTGACCAAGAAATTAGTTTTCCTGATGATGTAGGATCTATTGTTGCGATTGACAACTATGCAAATGCTGGTGCAACTGCTAGTAGAACTGCTGGTACTTATTCAATCGTCGCTACTGGTGGTGGTGGATCGGGTGCTACATTCTCGGTTGTAATTGCTGGAAACGGTGCTGCAACTATTACCATGACCGATAATGGTTCTGGATATGCAGATAACGATACTTTAACTTTACCTAAATCAAACTACGGTGGTGCTACTGATATCACAGTTCAAGTTAATGGTGCTTTAGGTGCATTACCTGTTGCTGGTGCCGCAATTAAGTGGGCATCTGGAACTAGTACATACTACGGTAGTGTTTACAAAGTAGTTGATGGTGATACTATTCAAGTTACTCTTTGGGATACTACACAAAGACTTGTTTCAGGTTCAGTTGTACAAACACATGCTGGTGCTGCAGTAGGTACTGTCTCAGCAGTTAATAAAGCTAGTGTTTACGATACTTTAGAGTATGCTACTGGTAAGAAGTGGTCCACTATTGTACCACAACCAGGCACCTCATCTGTTACTAGTGCTCAAGGTGGTAAGTATGATGAATTTCATATTGCTGTAGTTGACACTGCTGGTACAGTAAGTGGATCTGTTGGGGAAGTTCTAGAAGTACTATCATATATTTCTAAAGCAACTGATGCAAAGACATCAGAAGGAACTGCAACATACTGGAAAACATATGTTAGAGAACAGTCTAAGTACATTTATCCTGGCGATCAGACATTTGCCGATACTGGAGATCAATTAACTCAAGCAAATATAACATCTGGTAAGACTTCAACAAATATCAGTTCAGCTAGTGCTAATGCATGGTTCAAACCATTTAGTTTTGGAACTGGTGCATCTGCTAGTTCTACAGAAACAAGAACACTTGGTGCTGGTGCTGATTACGATTATTCAACTTCATCTAAAGTTGCAGCTGTTGATGCAGGATTACTTGCTGGATATGATTTAGTTAAGGATCCAGAAATTTTTGGAGATATTGACTTCTTAGTTCCTGGCAAAATTTCTAATGTTAAAGCAGTTGGTTTGATTGCTATTTCGGAAGCGAGAAGGGATTGTATTACAGTATGTTCACCAGAACGTTCTGATGTAATTAGTTCAGATTCTAATAGTAATAAAACTGATAATGTAGTAGATTTCTTTAATAAACTTCCAAGTACATCATATGCAATATATGATTCTGGATATAAGTATATCTATGATAAGTATAATGATGTTTATCGTTATGTACCATGTGCTGCTGATACTGCTGGATTATGTATTTCTGCTACAATAAATGCAGAATCATGGTTCTCACCTGCTGGATATAACAGAGGTCAGATCCGTAATGCAACAAAACTTGCATATAGTCCAAGACAAGCTGATAGGGATAGACTTTATACCGCAAGAATTAATCCTATTTCTACATTCCCAGGCCAAGGTATTGTATTATTTGGTGATAAGACTGCACTTGCTTCACCATCTGCATTTGATAGAATTAATGTTCGTAGACTCTTTATTGAGTTAGAGAAGAACATTGCACAATTCTCCAAATATCAGTTGTTTGAGATTAATGATGAGTTAACAAGAGCAGGTTTTAGGGCTGCGGTTGAACCATATCTTAGAGGTGTACAGGGTAGGAGAGGCATTTATGACTTCCTAGTTGTTTGTGACACTTCAAACAACACTCCTGATGTTATTGATAGAAATGAGTTTAAGGCTGAAATTTATATTAAACCTGCTCGTTCAATTAACTTCATCACGATCACATTCGTTGCCACCAGAACTGGTGTTTCATTCAACGAATTGATTACTTAATTATTCCCTTTCGCTTACTACAACTTCGGAGAAAAATAAAATGGCAAGAGGTATATCAGAGTTTAAGTCAAAACTTACACAAGGTGGCGCAAGGCCGAATCTGTTTATGGTTCGGCTTAACTTTCCAGATAAACTAGCAAGTATAGTAGATTTTGGAAATATTGATGCGAATTCCGCCACAGAAAAAGCTCAATTCCTTGTAAAGACTGCACAAATTCCTGCATCCACAATAGGATCTATCGACGTTCCTTTTAGGGGAAGGTTACTTAAGGTTGCTGGGGATAGAACATTCGAACCTTGGTCAATTACTGTAATTAACGACGGTCAATTTACCATTCGTAAAGCTTTTGAAGCATGGTCTAGAGGTATTAACGCACTCACAGAGAACGTTTCGCAACTTGGTTATGGTGATGATGGTCAAGGCTATACATGCGATTTGGAAGTATTCCAATTGAGTAGGGATGGTAAGACACCAAATAAAACACCACGAAATATAACTGCTGGTGGATCTGATGGTATGGACGTTGTTCGTGCTTATAAGTTCTATGATGCATGGCCATCTGCGCTATCTGCAATTGATCTATCATACGAATCTAACGATCAGATTGAAGAGTTCACTTGTGAATTCCAGTATAACTACTACGAAACTTCAAATCCTTCTCTGGACACAGCAGAGTAAAGTCACTAAATAGTAAAGATTAAAGGATAATTTTATACTATGACTCAGTTATTTGGGTTCTCTATTGCGGAGCGTAAGAAGAAAGCAAAGTTAATTTCTCCTGCCCCGCCTAATAATGATGACGGCACCTCTGTAGTAGCGGCTGGTGCCTATTTTGGTCAGTATGTAGATATTGATGGAATACCTAAAAGTAATAATGATTTTGAGTTAATTAAGAAGTATAGAGAGATTGCATTACACCCAGAATGTGATAGTGCTATAGATGATATAATTAATGAATCGGTTGCTAGTGATTTAGATTTTGCACCTGTTAATGTCGAGTTATCAAACTTAGAAGCTAGTGATAAGATTAAGAAACAAATAAGAGAAGAATTTAAATTTATCTTACGTTTATTGGATTTTGATAGAAAATGTCATGATATTTTCCGTCGTTGGTATATTGATGGTAGGATGTTTTATCATAAATTGATTGATTTTAATAATCCACAGGAAGGTATTAAAGAGTTAAGATATATAGATGCATTAAAAATAAAGAAGGTTAGGGAGATAGTTAAGAATAAAGATGGTTCTGCTATGATCACCCAAGATGGTGGAGCTGCAAAATCATATGATTATGGTGATGTTGTAGAATACTATATGTATTTCCCACATGGGTATAAGACTACTCAAGCAAAGGGATTGAAGATTTCAGATGATGCAATAACATTTGTTGCATCTGGATTGATGGATCATAATAGAAATATGACTCTATCTTTCTTACATAAAGCAATTAAATCAGTAAACCAATTAAGGATGATTGAGGATTCCTTGGTTATTTACAGAATATCTAGAGCACCAGAAAGAAGAATTTTCTATATTGATGTAGGTAACTTACCTAAGATGAAAGCGGAACAATATCTCCGTGAAGTGATGAATAGATATAGAAATAAACTAGTATATGATTCTTCTACTGGTGAAGTAAAGGATGATAGAAAGCATATGAGTATGCTTGAAGATTTCTGGTTACCACGTAGAGAAGGAGGTAGAGGTACTGAAATTACTACATTGCCTGGTGGACAAAACTTAGGTGAATTAGAAGATGTTAAGTATTTCCAGAAGAAACTATATAAGTCTCTGAATATCCCTCTCTCAAGACTAGAACAGGAATCATCATTCACCATTGGTAGAACCAATGAGATTACCAGAGATGAACTTAAATTTGCTAAGTTCGTTGGTCGTCTACGTAAGAAGTTCTCAGATCTATTCAATGATCTCTTAAGAACTCAATTACTCCTTAAGGGTATTCTTACTATGGATGATTGGGAAGAAATGAAAGAAAATATTCAATATGATTATATTTTCGATAATCATTTCACAGAACTGAAAGATAATGAGCTTTTAACTGAAAGATTAAATTCAGTTGGAATGATTGAACCATACCTCGGTAGATATTTTTCAGTTGATTTTGTACGTAAACAAGTTCTTCACTTCACTGATGAAGAGATAGAAGAAATGGATCTACAAATAGAGAAGGAGAAAGAATTAGGTATCATACAAGATCCTATGGAAATGGATCCTTCAATGATGGGTATGGGTGGTGAAGAAGGAGAAATGACTCCTGGCGCCATGAATGGCGGAGAAAGTGATTTAGATAGTGCATTTTCCGCAGCAATTGCTCCTGGCGATATGGCCAAGGGTAAGATTTAATAAATATATAATATAGTGGAGTATTATTATGCCTTCGGTATCTAAAGAGATTGTTGACGCTATTGTTAGTAAAGACAATCACAATGCAAATGAAAAAGTATATGATGCACTTTACGGTAAAAGTTCTGAACAACTTCAAGCTCGTAAAGTACAAATTGCAAAACATTTCTTCGATCCAGAATATCAAATAGATCAGGATAAAGAAGAAAAGATTGACCATGCGGCAACAGATTCTGAATCACAACCAGAAACTACAGCTGAAGTTGAACCTACGGAAACATCGGAACAGTAACTATCATGAAACTTATTTCAGAAGAAATCGAATCAGTAAATTTTATTACTGAAGAGAAAGGTGGTAAGAAGTCACACTTCATAGAAGGTGTATTTCTTCAATCTGATATTAAGAATCGAAATGGGAGAATGTATCCTATGAATACTCTTTCTAGAGAGGTTGGTAGGTATAATGAGTCTTTCATTAAAAGAGGAAGAGCTCTTGGTGAACTTGGCCATCCAGATGGTCCCACTGTAAATCTTGATAGGGTTTCCCACAAGATTATATCATTAAATCAGGAAGGTAAGAACTTTATCGGTAAAGCTAAAATTCTAGAGACACCTATGGGTAAAATTGCATCGTCACTTCTTAGTGAAGGTGTGAAACTAGGGGTATCTTCAAGAGGACTAGGTTCTATCGAAAGAAGAAATGGTATGAATATCGTTAAAGATGATTTCATGCTTTCTACTGCTGCAGATATTGTAGCTGATCCTTCTGCTCCAGATGCTTTTGTGGAGGGCATCATGGAAGGAAAAGAATGGGTTATGGCTGAAGGACGTTGGCAAGAGTCAGCATACGATCAGTCTAAGAAGTACCTAAATAATTCTCCGCAGAGTGAACTTGATGCAAGGAAACTCGAAGTATTCGAGTCATTTTTGCGTAACATTACAATTTAATAAATATTATTAGAAAATAACCATTTTTTCAAGGGGAATCCACAATGTCGAATGTATCTGAAACAAATATTGAAACTGTAGAAGAGGGTAGTAATCCAGTAACTAAGAATGCTAGCCCTGGTGATCCCATGCCAAAGATTGACAATACTGTTCCAGGCCAAACTGGATCCGCAGAAGACCTTGGTGGGCCCATCACAAAACCAGCTCCTAATTCCGAACCATCGGTAGGTGCTAAAGCTTCCGCAAAGGCTAAGAAGACAGCCACTAAAGTAAATGCAACTGGTGGAACACCAGATCCAATGCCTACTCTAGACGGTTCTGCTCCTGGCCAGAAGAACGAGGAAGTAGAAAAAAGAGAATTGAGTATAGACGTATCTGATGACGTTAATGCTCTTTTAAAAGGAGAGGAATTCTCCGAGGAGTTCAAGTTTAAAGCAACAACTATCTTCGAAGCAGCTGTTAAGGCGAAGGTTGTTGAGGAACTTGAAAAACTAGAACAAGTTTACGAAGAAAAACTTCAGGCAAAACTTGCCGAAGCAACAGACTCAATGGAAACACGAGTCGATTCTCATCTTGAGTACACTGCCGAGCAGTGGATCAAGGAAAATCAACTTGCCATTGACAATGGTCTACGTAATGAATTGACAGAAGAGTTCATCACTGGGTTGAAGAATCTCTTTGAAGAACATTATGTCGATATCCCAGAGGATAAGTATGATATTCTCAGCGACATGTCTGAGAAATTAAATGAAATGGAGACAAAACTTAACGAGCAAATCGAATCAAATGTTGAGCTCAATAAGACAATCGGAAACTATACTAAAAATGGAATAATTGCTGAAATTTCCGAAGGTCTTGCTCAAACACAGAAAGAAAAGCTTGCAACACTTTCAGAAGGTGTTGAGTTTGTTAGTGAAGAGTCTTATCGTGAAAAGATCGTAACGATCAAGGAAAATTATTTTCCTAAGACACAAGCATCTTCTTCAGAAGATCTTGTTGAAAAACAGCAAGTAATTGCTGAAGAAGGTCCGATGGCATCATATGCTGCTGCGATCTCAAAGTATTCTAACTAACAAAAAGGTATTTTAAAAAAAATGTATAACGCAGAAAAACTTCAAGAAAAGTGGGCTCCCATTTTGGAGCACGATGGTCTTGAGAATATTAAAGATAATCATCGTAGAGCTGTAACTGCTGTACTTCTTGAGAACCAAGAAAGGTTCATGCAAGAAGAGCGTGGCATACTTACAGAACAACCTACTAACTCCGCTGGTACAGGTGGTTTTGGTGGTTCAGCTGCTCTACCTAACCAAGGTTTCGACCCCGTATTGATCAGTCTAATCCGTCGTTCTATGCCTAAGTTGATGGCATATGACATTTGCGGTGTTCAACCAATGTCTGGTCCTACAGGTCTAATCTTCGCAATGCGCTCACATCGTGGTACAGACCGTGATGGTAATGGTGCGAACCCTAACGTATTCACCAACGAATCATTCTATGACGAGGTTCCAACAGGATTCTCTGCTAATGATGGTGCTTATAGTGCTGCAACTGGTGAAGCTGCAACAAACCCTTCAGTTCTGAATGACGCATCACCTGGCAACTATGCTGCTGTTGGTGGTATGAATACAGCAACTCAGGAAGCTCTTGGTTCTGGTGCATCTGGAACAGAATTCCGTGAGATGTCATTCTCTATCGAGAAAGTCGCTGTTGAAGCAAAAGGTCGTGCGCTAAAAGCCGAGTACAGTTTAGAACTTGCTCAGGACTTGAAAGCAATCCACGGTCTAGATGCAGAAGCAGAACTTGCAAACATTTTGTCTGCTGAAGTTCTTGCTGAAATCAACCGTGAAGTTGTTCGTACAATCTACGTAACAGCTAAGCCTGGTGCTCAGAATAACGTTTCAACTGGTGGTCAATTCGACCTAGACGTTGACTCCAACGGACGCTGGATGGCTGAGAAATTCAAAGGTCTTATCTATCAGATAGAAAGAGATGCTAATGCGATTGGTCAAGAGACTCGTCGTGGAAAGGGTAACTTCATCGTCTGCTCTGCTGACGTTGCAAGTGCTCTAGGAATGGCAGGTGTACTTGATTACGCTCCTGCTCTTGGTGGTAACAACTCCCTAACAGGTGTTGATGACACTGAATCCACATTAGTTGGTACACTAAACGGACGTATTAAGGTCTATGTTGACCCATACTCTGCAAACGTTGCTGACAATCACTTCTACGTAATGGGTTATAAGGGAACTTCTGCTTATGATGCAGGAATCTTCTATTGTCCTTACGTTCCTCTCCAAATGGTAA